ACGCGTTCGGGCGCTGGCGCGCCGCGCCGGTCGTGGTGCAGCAGCAGGCGGCGCGGGCGGCCATCCGCGTCGCGCAGGATCTCTGGCTTGCAGTCGTGGGCCAGCAGCCAGGAGAGGGGGTCGAAGAGTTTCGAGTCGTCGCGGATCATGGGGCCGATCATATCGCGCCCGGCCACGGGGTGAAGGTGGGTGCGCGGCTCGGGGTGGGTGCGCAATTAAGTTGGGCCTAGCGGTGGGGCGTTGAAAGCGTATGGGGGTTATTGAGGTTGTGGTGGGTCTTTGGCTATGTAAATTATTAATGGACACAGAGCCGTCAGGAAGAAAAAAGATATAAAATATAGCATTACGCGCGATGTGGCGCATGTTCTTGTCAGGGTGATAAGTGTTACAAAGCCGACAAGAACTATAACGAGGTTGATGATTGCAAGTCGTTTTTCAAGGGCTTTTTTAATTGTAGAAACTAGTGCGTCATATGCTACTACAGTAATAAAAATAAATAGTCCAAGGATGAGGGTGGCAGAGATTAGCTTTGATGGGATATCGACATTTGGATTTTTTAGTATGTCGAAGCATGTGGCTATGACTGTTGGGATTGTGTCTGTAAGTATTTTAGCGATGTCATTTTCCATTGTTTTACCGAGATGATGCTTTTTTCGCTTTGTTTTTGTGGTAATGGAGGGCTATGGTGACCATTATTCCGTATCCTGCGCAGAATAGTAGTAGTAGTGTGGCAAATACGCCGTCAATGAGCGCCGTATCGGTTTTGTTTGCTAGGCCAGCAGTAGCAATGATGAAGGCGAATATAGAAAGGAAACACACTATAAGGCGGAGTAGTCTTGTATGTTGTTCGTGTAGAATGTTCTCAAGAGATATTACGGTTGCTGCAAGTGTGCTTAAGCGTGCAAGTATTTCCTGATTTGATGTTAAAATGCGCAGGGTGTCGTCGTGGATTTTGTCTTGCCCGAGCAGTATTTTTTCTGTTTGTTCTATGTATGACGGTGGAGATTCGCGCTCCTGAGGCATATTTGCGAAGAATGAGAAGGGGTCCGGGTGTGGTTTTTTTGGGGGAGAAGTGTCGGGCGTGTGAAGGGGATTGGTCGACATTGTGGATCACTCGCTAGGTGACGCGTATGTTACGATGTTGAGAGCCATTTCGTAATATCTTTTGCTTATAATGTGCTCATATGTTGATACAAGGTTTGTGCCCTTGGGTTCAATGAAATTAAAAGAGAAAGTTTCTGTCGGTGGGACTGCCTTCAACTCCGTGAAGCAGAGAATTTTGTCATCGAGGTTTGCGACAAATGACATTGAATGTGAGAATTTATTGTCGAATCTTTCAAGTAATTCGTGAAGTGGTGTTTTCTTGGATGAGGGGCTTAGTGTTTTTGTGAAAAAAATAGAGTCATTTTTCTCTAAGGTAAATCGTAAATCTACTCCGGACCAAGTGCGCGCTATGTGTGGGATAACTGCGTTGTGAATTCTATCTATAACTGTTGAGAATCTTTTTATTGTATTGTTAACTTCTGATAGATTTGAATCTTTTGATGTTTTAATGACGCCAACAAGGCCGTTATCAACAGCGGCGATGTATCCGCCAAGGACTTCAAATGCTATGCTGTCTTCCATTCGTCTTCTAATGCTGTCGCCAAGGTATTGTATTTCGTTGGCTATAGGTCCTTCTTTTTCATTAAGGAAATCTGTGAAATTCTCTATGGACTTAAAAGCAGTGCCAAGCTGGATGCGTAGGTCGGATTTGGGGGGGAGCGTGAGCATGGTACGTCCTGTGGATTGCTCTGTGCGGAAGGGCATTGTGGCGTTCATGGTTGCCCTGTTAATCGAGTTCTTGCCCGTTCTCTTGACACACCCCAACCCTATAGGTCAATCTGTCCGCAGGAGCTAGACACTCCTTGATTCATAGGCGGCCATCACGCCCGTCAGCCGTGGTTTTTTTGCGCCCTCCGTTTGGCGGTGGTCGTGCGTCTTGCGCATGATCTGCTTCGCCATTAGGAGAGGTGCACCCATCCCACGCGATATTCTGCCGGGAGTTGGCTAATACAATACCCTTCGGGGGAATACGCCAGCCGCCCTATGACGGTGTCTAGCTCCCGGCAGTCTCTTTTTTCGGGGCTGCCAATAGACATCGTCATAGGAGCCTCACATGACCCCCACCCCCACCTTGTCCGCGTTCATCGTAGAACGCGGACACCTGCTGGCCGAGGCCGTGGCCGAACTGGGCGCCCAGTTCGCGCTGCCCGCCGAATGCGTCCACCTTTCCGTGCGTCCTGCCTTGTGCGCCGCCCAGGGCGACCTTGCCGAGCTGGACGAACTGCTGCACGAATCGTTGCCCGATCTGGACGGTGGCCCCGATGGCGACCCCACCGGCGGCCTGCCCGGCAACCTGTCCGGCGATCCGTCCGGCGCGCCCGCGCTGGTGCCCTTGGCGTTGCAGGTGGTGTCCCTGCGCCTGCTGGGGCTGTCGCGTTCCGTGGGCGCGCATGTGGCCTTTCTGTCCGGGCCGGAGCGCCTGGCCGTGGACTGGCTGGCCCATCGTGCGGCGGCGCTTTCGCAGCAGGCGGCCCGGCTTTCCGTCTCCGCGTGCGAGGCGGTGGCCGATGCCGCAGCCAGTCTTGCGCCGTCCGTTGCCCAAGACGCGTTGCCTGATGTAGGTTCGCCGTTCGCGCAAACCGGCCACAGGGGGACCACGGCATCCGCGCGTCCTGAAACCTCAACCCCTGTGGAGGCGGCAGCATGACCACCCACAGGAACCCACGCTACAAGGACGCCTTTGCCGTCGTCTCCGGGCTGGACCGCCTGCAACACGATCTCGCGGACCTGCAAGCCGAGGTGTCGGGCGCGGCGTCGGGCCTTCGCCGCGTGCTGCACAGCCAGCAGCGCCGCCACCAGTCCGCCAGTGTGTTGCAGAACCTCCAACGCCAGCTTGCCTGGCTGTCGGGCGATGTGGCGCGCATGCATGCCGCCCTCGTGCAGGAGGAGACACACCATGGACGTTGACCCCATCGGACGCATCTACAGCCACGCGGCGGCGCTGCGCACCATTGCCGCCCGCCTGCCGGAAGAACACGGCGGCCTCGCGCTGATACTGGCCCTGCTGGGCGAAGACCTGCAACACTGCGGAGAGGCGCTGGACGACACCCCCTGCGCAGCCGCCAGCGCCCCCGCGCGCGGCGGTACGGGGGCTGGGCAGGACGACGGCCCGCCGTGGGCCTGTGGTCGCCCCTCCTAGCCCGTCCCTGAAGATCACCCCATAACGAACGCCCCCGGCATCGGTTGATGTCGGGGGCGTTGTCTCGTAATGTTCGGTGGATGGTAGGTATGCGAAAGGTAAGCGTTTGGAGGGTCCGATGAAAGTGCTGAATTTTTTTTTGATTAATGTTGTTGTCGCATTTATCGTATCCGTTGGGGCTAATACGTTTGGTTCCGTTGAGTGGATAAACCCACCACGGAAGATTGATGTGACTTTTAGAGAGGAGGTGCATGAGGTTAATTCTGGTTCCGGTGTGAAATTTTTGATAGATGGGGAAGAGGTAGATTCGTATTCTGAATTTTATTTTGATGTATTCAATGCTGGTCGAGTTGTATTTGAGCCTTCTGATTTTATTCGGCCATTAACTTTTAATTTTTCAAAAGATGTTGTTTTTTACGGAGTGCAGAATGGTATTTCAAATAATGAAAATATTCACTTTTCGCAATGTAAGGGAGCGCTTTCATTAGTTCCAATGGTTATTAACCCAAAAGAACACTTAATGTTTAAAGTTTTGACTAGTGCTGGTGCAAAATTTAATGGCGTTACCGCAAAAATTCGTGCGCTAGAACGAGTCAATTGGAAAGATATCGATGACGTTAAAAAATATGATGTTTTTTCTATGGTAGATTTTTTCTGTGCAATTGCAATTTTTTTGGCATTAGTGATTGCTATTGCTGTGGATCATGATGGGTATATTGATGTGGTAATGGTTGTTGTTCTTGCCGCTGCGTTAACATTTATGTCTTTCAAGATATTCAGAAATTACGGATTCGATGTTCTAACGTCGGCGGCTTGGCATTTTGTGATCATATGTGTTGTTCTTGGGGCCTCTAGCGTTGTAAAACGCGTTGTTAAAAATAAAAATGTTTCTAGGTTGTTATAGGTGATCCTTTGCTTCTGTGTCTAAGCAATGCGGGATAAGCCGACGGCGACAGCGAGTGCGCAAACTCCAGGTGCATGACGAAGCTATGACCGCATTCGGCGTTGTTGCACACGCAGTACAGCTTGGTGAAGCGGGGGGTTATCTCCCGTCGGGTGGTAATGCGGGCCTTGCCGTGGCACTTGTCGCAGATAATGCGCATGGTGTTCATCCTCCTGCACAAACACAATGACAAGGGGGCGTTGCTGTCAATCGGGCAGCAAGTCCTATGCGTTGCACCCGCCGGTGGTCAGGCCACCGGCGGGTTTTCCGTTTGCGGGGCAAAGCCCACGCGGGCGGCGAGCGGCAGGTGCTCGTTCACTTCCAGCAGCAACTCGCGCACCGGGGTTATCTCGTTCTTCTCGTACACCGCGTCTATCTTGGTTATGTCGCCAAAACCGCCGGTGTTGTTGGGGATAATGCTGGCCATGGCCGGGGGTATGCGGTGCGCGGCAATGATGTCGTCGCGGCTGATGTTCTTGATCTTCTCCAACTCGTCCCGCGTGCTGAAGTCGCCCACCGGCAGTATCTGCACGTCCTTCTCGCGCCCGTTGGGTATGTGCAGGAACATGTTGCGAAAATTGCCGATGCCCTTGCTGCCCTCTATGGCAGAGCGAATGCGGTCGCGGTCGTCCGCCTCCAGCGAGCTGGAAGAGGAATAGAACACGTAGCCCATGTGCGCGCCGTTGCGGTAGTACCGGCGGCGGAACAGGGTGGCGTCCTCGTTCAGCAGCATGGACTGGATGGCCCCCAGGTACGATGGCAGGCCGTAAATGGTCTGGCTGACGTCGTAGTTGCGGATATGCACCACCTCGCCGGGGGCAAAGCGGTGGATCTGCCCGGTCAGGGGCAGCAGGCCGTAGCAGTCGTCTTCCTTCATGCGGCGCATGTTGATGGCGGGCAGGTGGCGCAGCTGCACCACCTCGCCATACCAGTTGCGGATCTTCTGCAGGTACCCGTTGGCGAACACCAGGTAGTCGGTGGTCATGGCGTGCATGGCCCGCCGGGGCAGCGCCGCCGTGGGCACAAAGCCGCGCAGCACCACGTTGGTTTTGAATTCCAGCAGGGGGCCGTGGTAGGCGTTGGCCCGCAGCAGCCGGGCCAGTCCGCGCAGGGGCACCGGCGGCTGGTAGTAGCTGCCGTTGTCCAGCAGCCACACCCCAAGGTGGTCGTACACCGCCCCGGCCAGCGCTGGTTCCGGGTCGCCAAAGGTAAAGGACCGCACCCCGCGCAGGGCATCGTTGATGATCGCCCCGGCGTTGGCCCCCGGCCCGGGCCGGGTGGCGCCCATCTGCGTGCCGTTGGTTGTGGCGTGCTTTCTCGTTCTGGCCCTGACCATGTCTCCCTCCTGTTTGCGCTACGCGCCGATAACCACGGTGCAGCCCCCGTGCCCGGTCTGGCGCGCCAGCGGTTCCGCCGCCAGCGCGTGCATGATGGCCCACGCCACGTCGGCATGCCCGGTGGTGGGCGTGCGCCCGGCGGCGTAGGTAATCTGTCCCTTGTCGGTGGTGGTCTGCCGAATGGTCAGAAAGGCGTAAGCGATGTCCGTTTCCGCCGCGTCCCATTCCAGCCGCTGCTCCTCGATCACCTCGCGGGCCTTCAGCACAAGGGCGGCTTTGCTGGCCACGGCGTAGTTGATGGGCGCGGCCACCGGGCAGAACTGGCGCACATGCTCGTACACGCCAATGCCGGGGCCGGTGGTGTCTATGCCCAGGTGTGCGAAGCGGTACTTTTCCGCCAGCTCGCGGATGCGTTCCGCCTGCCACAGGTAGCTCTTGCCCACCCACTTGTGCCGCTCCACGCAGCGAATCACGCCGCCCGGCTTCAGGGGCGGTTGCAACACCACGAAGGATGCGTCGTCGCGTGAACGGCTGGGGTCGTACCCGCCCCACACCGGGTGGTTGCCCACGGGGCGGGGCGCGCCGGGGGCGTAGTCCGGCCAGTCCGCCGGGTCTGTCATGCAGCGTTCCAGCAGCGCCAGGCGGAACACGCCCTGGGTGTCGTCTATGAATTCGCAGTCGAACAGCTGGCGGAATTCGTCCGGCGTGTATTCCAGCCGCAGCTGGGCCACATCGAACAGGTCGCAGCCGCCCGCCTCCGCGTCGGCCAGCGTGATGACGTTGCGCCAGTACGTGTCCGGGCACAGAAACCCGGCGCGCAGGGCGGCGGCGTCCGGCCACGGCTTGGGCTTGGCGAAGCGCTTCTGAAAGGCCTCGCCGGTCCACAGCGGGTAGGCGTCGTGGGTGATGGCAGATGGCGTGGAAAACAGTGTGCGCCGCCACTTCTTGTGCGCGGCCATGCCGGTGGCCACCTTGTACAGCTCGCGGAACTTGGTGATCCAGAAGAACTCGTCGATGTAGACGTGCCCGTGGTAGCTCTGCGCGCTGCGCGAGTTGTTGGACAGAAAGTGCAGCTCTGCCTTGCCGTTGCGGGTGTGCAGTATCAGCGGGTTGCCGGAAAGGGTGATGTCGAAGGCATCGGACGCCGCCTGCACGATGTAGTTGCGGAACACCTGCGACTGCGCCTTGGTGGCGGAAAGGAAGAGCTGGTTGTCGCCGGTCAGGCAGGCATCCTCAAAGGCCTCCTGCGCGAAGTACCATGTGGCCCCTATCTGCCGGGCCTTCAGCAGCATGCGGTTGCGATGCTGCTTGGCCGCACGCAGGGCGTGCTGGTAGCCGAAGTACCGGCGGTGGAACTTGTCCGCGAACAGCTGCGGCGTGAGGGCGGTGACGTCGTTTTTGATGGGCTTGCCCCGGCGGGGGCGGGCGGCGCGGGGCGCGGCGGAAGGGGAGTCCGCGGCGTACTCGCCGGGGGCGGCGTCCGGCTG